CATCGCATCTGGATCTAAAACTTTGGCTTTTGGTTCAGCGTAAAGGTTTTTTACACCTTCTTTCGCGGCGTCTAAGTCAACACTTGACGTTTCAGTCATCGATGTGCTCCTGTTCGTTTAGCAGGCTACTGAGTTCCTGTAAAAAATAGTTGAGGGTTTTTAACATTCCCATCAACTCGCGGTATTGCTCCATGTTGGTGACCCCATCGTGCTCAAGCACTTCTAGGATCATCTCGCGGCGTTCTTTTGCAAGCCGTTGTAAGGATTGCGCCAATTGTAGGCCGTCCAATGCATATCTCCTTTATAACATATGTATGCGTTTTATAGCAGGCGATATGCAATAAGGCAATTAGAAGATGCCTTTGAACCTCTGTTTTTTGATCACAATAGGGCTATAGCCTTTGACCATGCCACCCTTAGCCATGTTTTTTGCGACAGCCATTCCACGCTTCTTTTCGTAGCCTGATAATTTACCGTCGTTGTCTAAATCAGCTTTTTCTGGATTAAATTTAGCCATGATTACGCACTCGTAAACCGACCACCACGCAACGCGGCACCCATGCCTCGTTTCTTGCCAGTGGTTACCTTGCCTTCGCCAATGCTTGGCGTCTTTTCATCCTGTACTGTGCAGTAAGGAATCTTGCCCTGACCTTCAATGTCTGCGTCACGGCTTGGCTTTGGCGGCTCTTTCATAGGTCCGCCCATAATTTTTACAGATGGCATAACTAGCCTCCTTGGTTTTGTTGCTTTAACAATTCACGTTCTAACGCGGCCTGTATTCTAGCCTGTGTTTGACGCTCTTGGCTCTGCAAACGTTGCTGGAATTCTTGTTGCTTGTTCTGCATTCGTTGCTGATCCATCGCAAGCTCTTGCTGATCCAACTGCAACTCTGCCTGCTGACGCTGTGCATCCAACTGCAACTCCTGTTGCTTGAGTTGAACAAGCGGATCGGGTCCTTCCTGACCTTGACCAGAAATCTGTGCAGACAGTTGCTTGAGGTTCTGCATTTCCTGCGCCACGATACGCGCAACCATTGCATCCAACTCAAGCTCAAGCTCTTGGTTAAGCGGCTGACCGCCAGTCTGTTGCATAAGCTGAACCGCCGCCTGTTCCTGCGCCTTGATCTTGACGTGCTCCAAGATGTGCTTTTGCAGGTTGATGGCAACAATCGGATTCTGCGCAACCATAGGCGAAGTGCCAAACGTCAAGTGCGTAATGATATGAGCGTCATGATCCTGACCCTCAAACGCCTTCAAGACTGTGTCGCTCAACGCATCAATGTTTTCCTGCGCTGGATCTTTAGGTTCTGGCTCGTCAGAAGACTGAGGCAACAGAATCTTGTCAATATCACGGACACCCAACGCTTCATACACACGACGATACGCTTCATGCAAGTCGTGCATTTGCGGCGCTTGTTGCGCAATCTGCAACTGAGACTGTGCCAAGGCAATGCGCTGTGCTTGTGAAAAAACATTCGGATTAGATACAGGTACCACATCTACACGGTCATCAAAATCCGACGCCATAATAGTGCGATCGCCACCCTCTACAGAGAAGGGATACTCCTGCGGCAGATACTCCGACATGACTCGCGAAAGCATCTTAAACTCTTTCTTCATCGCGTAGTGCAGGCGCTTATGCACAGCACTCATGACCCGCGAGCCTTGCTCCAGCATCGCAACCGTCGTGCCTACGGCGGCACCTTGGTTACCATCGCCCACTTTAAGATCCGTAATAGTGGCAAACCGACGGCCCGCATCCACTACAAAGCCAAGCAGGTTAAACAGTGTTTGATCTGGACCCTTGAACGGCAAAGGTAATAGGCTGTCCCTGATCGCTCCGCCGGGCGCATCTACATCCCTAAACTCACCGGGCTGTAACGGCTCATCATCGTCCCTAATCCGCATGCCACGGGCCTTGAAGCCCGCAGGTAGGTTAGAAAACGTGCCCGCATCGATTAGCTGACGTAACGCCGCTGTTGCAGTGCGAGACAAACCGCCAATCGTATGGATCAGACCAAGCCCATAAAACCCAAATCCGGGCAAAAACTTGTAGTGAACGAAGTATTGAGTCTTTCTTTTTAGTTCATCTTCCTCGTCATAATTCCGACGAATGGCTAAAATCTGCCCATTATCTTCGCTTATGGTGACGACATACGGAATCTTGATGCCCGTTGGCTCGCCGTCTTCCCCCATCTCTTCAAAACCGGGTAGGTCCAAATCAACATGACACTCAAGCAACGTGCAGTCGTAGTCAATCATGTTGGGCTGAACACCCTCAATCTTTTCCATCGCTTGCGCAATGTCTGTCGCTTCTTCGCCCTGCGAAGGCAACACTTGAATATCCCGATAAAAACCCGTTACCTGACGCTTTCTAACGTCGTTTAAGGCCATCTTGACGACCTGTGTGACGTTGGGGCACGTGTCAAGGTCCGTGGCCGTGTAAGGCACTACCAAGTCTTCTGCGGGCACAAACTTGCTTACCGCACGGTCAATTGTCTCGTCAAAGTAGACTTTTTTGAACGTAGAACCCGCCAGCGGCAAATAAAACAGCATCTGATCAAACTCTGGCGTGTAATCCTCCATCACATTGGTGATGTAATAGTTCATAAACTCCTTTACACGCTCAGATTGCGCCTGCTTATCACGCGTCAATTCACCCATGACCGCTGTGCGAACAGGGCCACCGGGCGGCAAAAGCTCATTAAACGCTTGCGCTTGAAACTGTGTTGCGGCCTCAGCCAACAAAGGATGGGTCACGCCCGTCGCGCCACGGAAAGGCATCGTGCGATCTTCGTAGGTATAGCCTAGTAGTTCTAACCCTTTGGAATAAGAATCCTCCCAATCAGAACGAGATGATCTATTGGATTCGTATTCGCTCAACAATTCGTTAGAAATGGTCGCCAGATCGCTGTCGTCCATTTCTTCAGCCAAGTTTCGGTAAAAATCGTTTTCATCGACCTCTATCATTTCAGATGGGTCAAAATCAACAATGACGCCGCCATCATCTTCCTCAGATATCTCAATGCCTTCTGAGGCATCGGTCATCTTAGGCTCAAACGTGCCGGGAGAAGCTATCTCAATATCCAGTTCTAATTCTTCTGGATTTACCTCCGAATTTGCCGTGCTATCCATCAAGGATGATAGCGTGGCCTTATCGTCACCGTTAGCCATAGGTTCTCCAAATTATTTCATGTATGGGATGTAGGATGCTACACCACGCTTTACGTCATCATAACCGCGATACATATCTTTTGCTATGGGACTAAGGCTTTGTACACCGCCGCCTTGAGCTTTTTTTGTTGGAATGTTGTATTCCGGATCTAATGGATAAAAGTACTCTTCTGGCGAAAAGTCTCCTCGGGCCGTAGGAACAAGTTCTTTTTCGGCTCCTTCTTTACCTTCAAATGTCCGTTGAACTGTTCGAGCTTCTACCTCTCCCGGAACACGCATATACATCTCAGATGCACGTCGGGATTGTTCATATAACGGTTGATATTCTGCATCGGCTTCTTTAAAGCCTTTAATTAAAGGTTTTATTTCAGCGGCAACGCTATACATCTTTTGAAGATCGTTATCGAAAGCATTGGCTAAATCTCTTAAATCTGACAACGCACGATAGGCTGGTAAAACATTTTCCTGCCCTTTTGTTTGTTGAGCGTAAAAGCTTTCAAACTCTTCCTTTAATTTTCGACCCTCGTCCGAAAATCTGTTTGTTGTCACTATTTTTTCTAGAAGTTCTGGATTAATTCGCACACTATCTAGTGTTGCAAACTCTTTTGCTAAAGCTGATGGATACTTTGCACCTGCTTCTCTAGCAACATCAGCAATGCCGGTTACATATGCCTGTCTTCTTTTATTAGCTTCCGCAAGGGCCTCTTCAAATTCATCTGAAGTAAAACGTTGCGTGCTGTATCCTTGTAAAAACCCTTCTCTTTTTTGAACGGCGTGTTGTACTTCATGTAACAAAGACGACAAGCGACTTTTTGCAATGTTATCTTTGAGTTTGTCAAAACCTCCCGGAATAAAAATGGTGTCTGTTACGTCATCGTATGCCGCTATAGTGCCTTGCATTTGGTTTCCAAGAGGAAGCTGTTTGATCTTAACGTCTTTTAAAGACGGAACTTGATCAAACAAATCGTCAAATTTTAAAACGTCTGGTAACCGAACGCTTTCGTCCTCGGAAACCCTTGTGGGTAGCTTTATATCATCTCTTGTTATTTCAGCTTTAGACGTGTCAATTTCCATGCGAAACTGACCGTCTGAGGGGTTGTAATAACCTCTGTATTTTTGCCCTTCTTGGGCATTCCATACCTCTTGCGCATCTTCAAGACCTTCGCCACGCAAAGAATCCACACGATCTCTGATGGCTTTAGCACCTTTTGCACTCATGCCCACCATAATAGCTTTAAGCGGCGCGGCCCCCGGTACAATGTCCGTGGCATCCAAACCC